ATGAGCCTCAATGTTTCCTGATACAACGACAGTTCCTGTTACAAAGAGTGTGTTATTTGAAAATGTGAAATTTTCAGATCCGCTTATATCGCCTGGGCTGGCGTGGAACTGTAAAGAATTTATTGGGCCCTGGGCTATCGCATAGTCTGGACCACCTGCTGATGAAGTAAGCACAACATTGTTGCTATCATCAAGAGCAAGAAACGAAGAGGTGGTGGCTTGTCCAGCAGAAAGAGAAGATAGCTTTAAAGCAGAAGCCTCTATGTTTCCATTAATATAGAGGCGAGATCCATTAAATTGTAAGTTTGGCTCTCCGACCAAACTATCTGCATTTGCCCCAACTGTAAGCACATAGTCAGGGGTGGCGTTTGAGACAACTCGTGAGACATTTGTAAGATTAGTTCCATCACCATGAAACTCACCAACAATCGCGTTAGTGTGATCGCCACCATTTACTGATGGCTTGAAAACAACTTGTTCGTTTGCTACGACTGTTCCAGAGAGAAGGTTATAAGCCATTCGATAACCTCCCTATTAGAATACGAACCAGTTAGCACCATTTGAATAAAGAGAAATAGCGGGCGCAGAACCGGTTAGACCATAGGCGCCATTGTTATCTATTGTGTCGCCAGTTGAAGCAGAAATTGTAATTTGGGCGCCACGACTTGATAGTTCATCTTTGAGAACGAGAACTGCTCCAGAATTGTGAACAGACGCCGAATGCAGTCTAAATTCGATGGCGCCCGCGCCGCCGAAGCCGATTATATAATCACCCGTTGAAGATGTCAGTCCTGATGTGGTCACACTTTTGTAATTATATCTCATTCCAAGCGTAATAGACTGACTTAAAGCAGGAACAACTTTGAATGTGGATTGTTCAGATACTTTTCCTACAAATAAACTACCAGTAATTTTATGCGTATCGTTGTTACTATTACCAAATATAGTGGAACCAGATACAGTATCAGTCTGATTTACAACAAAAGAACTAGCACTGATTGTGCCAGAAACCAATAAAGTTCCAGTAATATAAAGTGTATTACTGGAGGTGTGGTAGACTAAATTTGAAGAGCCGCTTAGAGCAGCAGGTCCGGTTAGAAACTGTAAAGAACCTGTTGGTCCGGCAATCGTAACCGGGTCATCAGGACAACCGACATATGCCCAACGAAATTGAGCCATCTGTCATCCTACCCCGGTTGAACCTGAGAAGCTTGGTCCATATGAAGAAGACGCCCTGGACACCGGAACTGTTGTCAGACCTGCAACAACATCAACAGATGTTGCTTTGGCAGGCGAATAAAGCCAAAGCTCTGCGATCTTTAGCTCCAGCCTCTCTGTTGAGTGGTTACCACGAACAGAGCCAGAGCTTTGAAGTGTAAAATAATTTGATCCACTAACACCAATTTCAGAAAAACCAACGCGGACATCTTGCCCACTAGTGTTTATTACTTGAACCCATCTAGTGACGTAAGGGAAATCAACCTTCACTGCGTTTTGTGCGTCAGTGCCCGCCTGAGCAAAAGGTCTACCGCTTACTTGATAAGCCGGTGTGTGATTGAGTCCTACATTTGCTAGGTAAGACTTGGTATAGTTAGCCATAAGAAATCTCCGTTTTTACATAGTCGTAAATAAATAGTATCAACTATTTCTTTCACGCTTGGCTTGAAGTCTCTTTTGTTTTTCTACGTCTCGGCGCTGTCGGCGTATGGCAGCCTGCTTTTTATGACGTTTAACATCGGAAGGCTTCTTGTAGTATCTTCTGTCTCTCAACTGTTCGATGATCTTTTCTTTCTTGCACTTCTTGATGAACTTGCGGATCATCTTCTCGTGGTTACCTCTACATTGTCTTGCGGTGACCACAACATTCGCACCCTTGCGTCTACTCATTATTAATCCTATTTAATCGCTTGCCAAATCTTGCCTGCGTTGCCCATGATTGAACTTATATCTACTCCAGCATCATCAGGATTGTCGCCTAGAACGCTTGGTGTGTGTGCCTGACCGGGAGTACCTGTGTTTCTTAAGGGCTCTGTGCCCTCAAAAAGATCCACTCCGTTGTAAGCGTCTCCACCGATAGAGTCTAGTAGTTTTCTACGATGCTCTTGTAGTTTCTTGTTCGCCTCTCGGGACTTGCGCTTCATTTGCAAGTCTTCATTAAATAGCTTATCGTTTCTTTTCTTTGGTTTGTTCTCGACAATTGGCTGCTTGGCTAAACCAGCAGTTACTTGTGAGACGACCTCTGTAAGCAAGCCTTCTTCTATAAGAACTTCTTGAATACATTCTTTTACTACTGGCTTTATTAATTTTTTGAGTTGTGTTTTGTTCATTTAATTTCCTGTTTTAATCTATAATGTAATCAAACCAACTATCTAAAACTTCATCTATATCTGCATCAGACATATCAGAAGCAGATTTATCAATGCCACCGCCTTCCCATAATCTTTTCATAATTTGAAGTTGTTCTTGTGCTCTTTCGCTTCTTAAAAAGTCAAACAATTCTTTAATTTTGAATATGGCTTCTATATAGTGGCCGCTCTCACGAAGCTGCTTGATTTCCTCACGGTCTTCTTGTATGTCATCAATAAAGTCACTAAGCTGCGCGTAATCACGATACGTGTCATCCATTATTTTGAAAGGCACAACCAAACCACGCTGTATTCTATCGATGTATGTCGTATCATATTCCCCTTCGGCTCGTCCATCAACAAAATCAGGTATTCTCATTCTTGGTATCTCTTCGGTAGACTCGTCTTCAAAATCGTCAGGTTCTGAATCAGGAGCGAGTGTTGGGACTTCAGCGTCTGGTTCCCGCTCGGGCGTGGGTGCGGGGGCTTCATCTGGCTCTTCAACAGGGGTAACTGGTGTAGCTGCCTCTGGCTTTTCAAACTTTACGGTATTTAGCCTTCCCCATTGGTTAAGAACTTTGACTACATTCTTTAATTTTGCAGCACCTAGATTCAAACTAACAAGTCCTTGCAAGATTTCTCTTGTAGTCTCGCCGGAGAATACTCTATCTTGTTCTGACTTAGAGCCCTGTAGAGACACAGCTTCTAGCATAACGCCTTCATCTTCGGCTGCATTTGCAATCAAGTTTATTATTTGTGCTGCTATGTTGTCTTCAACAACTCCGTCGAGCATTCTTATGAGAGACTCAGAGTTGTCTTTAGATGTTAGCCCATAAACTACTTGGGCTTCCTCTTCAGACTCCTCGTCTTCGCCTTCTGGCTCATCATCTTCTTCTTGAAGAAACTTACGCCAGTTCTCTGCTAGAACCTGCTGCGATTTAAAACTTGACCATCTACTCATTATGATTCCTTCTTATCAATTCCTGCAAGGATTTGCATTCTATCTAAAGATTCTTCTAATTTTTCTGGTGGGGGTGGTGCGTTTGTGGTGTCTATTTGTGGTGGTTCAGGGGGAGGATTAAGACCAAAAGAATTAACAAAAGCAGTGATTACTTTTCTGGCGGCGCCAGCCTTTATAGCACCCACTGGGTCTAATATCGCTGCTCCTCCCAAAACCATTTTGTATGTTTTGGGATAGTTTTTTTTCATTTTTTCAAAACCCTTATATACAAAATTGATCGCTTCAATAGACTTTTCTAGCTTTTTTGATTTAGCAGTTTTGTTTACAGTTGTTAATATTTTTATCAAATTGTCCAAATTTGTCAATACAACAGAAAGTCCGGGCGCTGCACCTTCGTCTAGTTTTTCTTCTTCTTTATTGTCATCCATCTTTTAATGCCTCATTTAGTAGCCTGTTGATTCGGTCGGCTTTTGTAAACACTTTGTTATTATACTCTTTTGCTTCTCGCATCATGAAAGCATTTGGAGTTGAAGGCTCTGATACAAAGTCGAAGCAAATAAGCTGAAAGTCTTCTTGCACCACCACCTTGCCAGCACCCTCTGATACACTACCCATACCACGAGAAGAAATGCCAAGTTTAACGCCAGACTCTACAAGAGATTTGAGAACCTGCCCGGATGGAGTGTTAAGGACTTTGACCTTACCCATAACGGCTTTGTCTTCCATCCAGATAGCTGTGACCATATGTGATGCATTCTTCAAGTTAATAACTGAATCATCTGGGTGGTCTAGTTCTCCAAGCGCTCTGTTTTCTTTTACAAGCTTTTCATAGTTTTGAACTTCTCTGGCTAGCACCTTATATGGATAAACACGACCATTGCCGTTTTGAACATCAGCTTCTTGTAGTTTACCAGAAAGCATCATTCCACCATTGGAGACAAAGCGTTTTTCGTCTTCAGTTAGAAGGTCTTGGCAAACGCCGCCTTCACATAGTTCGTAGTATTCTCTTAGTAGTTTCATTTTAGTATTCCAATATTCTTCTTGCTGCTTGCATAGTGGGTTCAATGTAGTTGACTTCTGAACTCATCTTGCGAGTGTTGGTATCATATACCTTTGTTACAACCTTGATCTTCATAGAACCATCATCTTGATGCACAAGTTCTGCGTGTGTGTCACCGTGATCTTTGATAAAGTTAACAACTCTTTCAGCTTTAATTTCAGAAGCCCTGTCTAGTTCTTCTTTGATAATCTGTTTTAGTTTTGTTCTGGTGAGCTTCATTTCTCTGCTTCTTTTTGTCTTTTTCTGTTTTCTTCTGAATCACACTTGCCCTCGTGGGTACTTTTAATATGCTTGTCAGAAAGTTTGTGCTGTGTTTTCACTTTGGTCTCAGCAGCACCAGCGCTTCCTGCGCGAGATGTTTGGTAAAGTCTTTTGCCGCCTTCTTCCTTTACATAGCCAACACAAAAATCTCTGGGAGGTTTCGTGCCATCGCCAACAAGTTTGGCTTCATCAATAGCCAACTCTAATTCTTCTTTAATAATCTGCTTTAATCTAGTTCTAGTAATCTTCATAATAAATCCTTATGCGGGCGCTACCCGCGCGAGTTAAGAGCCTTTACAGCAACGACGAACGGGCTGTAAGCCCCACTTTCCAATTAGATAGTTGTTCATCACTCTTCTCCTATTACATTATCGTACTTATAGTTATGTCTTATTTGGATTCCGTCATCTGAAAAGACCATATTGAGAACATATGAAGTCGCAGATGAAAGGCAGCCAAGTATAAAGGCATTAACCAAAGTTGGGTCAAACGTAAATAGTTCAGTCCAAGGAGAAAGCAGGACTAAAAACCAACCAACGTGAAATCCCATACACATAGGGCAATGGAAAACCTTGCCGTATCCTCTATAAGATTCTTTGTCTGGTCGTAGTCTTTTGATTATTGGCATATCGCTGTATACCAAAATTTGTGTGAGCCCGTAGGCTATAAGTATGAATAGTAATAGTTCCATTATATTTGCTCCTCTGCTACACCTTGCGTGTCAACATTACCAACATAATCTAAAAAATCCATGGCTTTTAATTTTTTACCTTTTATTAACATTTCAGTGGCATCTTTAATTGTATCTGGCTCAATACCGCCTGCGTCATAAATACCATAAGCCAATAAAGCAATAGCAGCTACAGCAGGTCCGTAAGTTGTTATTTTTTTTCCCAATTCTGTATCAAAAAAGCGGGTCGCCTCAACATATGCTCTAGCTTGTAACCCCAACAAATCATCTGCCAATCCTTCATCAACTTTTTCTTTTTCAGCAATTTCTTTCATTTTTTTGAAAGAAGAAATAAGATCCATTATCTCCTCGTCTTGAGACACAATGTTTAAAAAATTTTGTAGTTGCTGCTTATCTTGTACTTTAGAAATTTGTTGTATAAGATTTTTGGTTTCCGGTTCACTCTTTTTAATTTTTTCGAGTGTTTCATTTTCAAATAGAATAAACCTATCCCAGCGCTCCATTATGACTTTCATATTATTTGACATAACGGGCTCCTAGATTGTGTACATGTAAGAGAAGGTGTAAGGGTCTCGTATGTAACCCTTGCGGATAGAGCCTTGTTCGTCTCTCTGTGGAACCTCACCAAGTTCTGTAGAGTCAGTCTTGTCTGGGTTGGTGTATTCGTCTTCAACACCAGCGACAGTCGCCTCAATATTGTCGTAGTATGGCTTTTCTTCTTTAATAAATTTTTCTATGCTCACGAGCGCAAACTTGGCTGCGTTGAGCTTGCCATCAGCAGATTCCTGTAGTTGCGCCTCCATCGCTCCGTAAAATGAAGCGCCCTGGATAGACTCAGGAATGACGATGCCTTTGCGCGCAAGATGACTAAATAAGCGGTTCTGCGCGCCGTATGTGAAGTCGGTCATTGTTTGCTTGGGGAACGCAGTAACTTTCTTGTCTTTCCCAGAAAGCACTATATCAATGTCTCCGTGGTCAAAGATCATAAGATCGCCACTTAGAGACTTACGAATGTTTAGTTCAAGAGTTACGGTAGGAGGAGGAGTCTTTGGCTTAATAGTGACCTTGACTGGCTCTGGTACTGGGACAATTCTAACTGTTACTGCCATCGTCGTAGATTTCCTTTACAAGTTCTTGGGTCTTTAAGATAGTGAAGAGGGTTGCTTCTGTTAGAGTGGTTTCGCTTGATAGGCTCTCAAGGCGCTCCTTGACCAACTTCGTTTTATTGATCATCTCTTCGTCAGCGGCAACCTCTTCTACCTCTGTTGCCTTCTCTAGTGATTCTTTCAATCTGCCGAGTTCGCGGTTGAGGTAAATTTTTAATTCTAACTCTTCGTTTGAAAATGAAGAGATGTACTGATTTAGTAATTCTTTTTGTTCTCGTAACAAGGTATCGCCGTACTTTTCATTAAACTTCTTGGTGAAGGTAGTAAAAGTAATGCTGTCCATTGGTTGTAGATTTGATATTTCAGTGTCGCTAACCATTCCTTCAAGGATCTTGGTTTCAAGCATTACCTTTTGCTTGGGCGAGTTGGTGTTGAACATCTTTGCTATGGTCGCAAGAGACTTGTAGTTTGGAACAAAATTGTTAAAGGTCTCAGGGCTGAGTTCCTTGTTGATGTCATTGATGACTTCGGTTTGTTGCTTAAACAATCCATCGGGGTCAATAAGGCGCTTGGCAGCCAGCACAGCCTCCACAATTTTTTTGCTAGTGGTTTGGTCTAGGTTTTGATTTTCGTACAAAGAGCGGTAGCATTCAAGGTCTTTCTTGAGTAGTGAGTCTCCTGTGAAATGCTTGCGGACAATAGAGACCACTTTGGCTTTTCGTTCTGTGTCACCTTTAATGATAGCAACAGTTGCTTCGCGGGCGAGGGCTTCAAATACAAACGCCGTATTTCTCTTTTTATTATGCTTATTCTTCATCATTGTTCTCCGTAACTTTGGTCTCTAGTGATTCAAGCAAGAACTTAACAGAGTTATTTACCTCAAGAAGAGCAATCTCTTCCTCTTGTTCTCTTAGATAAATAGGGTCTTGTTCTTCATAAATACCCCGTGAAAGAGATCTTAACTCTGACCCTCCAAGGTTGTTTGATCTATAAG